CCTTCCGCGAAAGGGCTGATATTGAAGTCGCTGTAGTTCATGTACTGGCTGTAGAGGTTTGCATAATCTTCTGCTGACAACCCTGATCCAGAAGCCGGGGTTGTTGTTCCAGTTGTTGTTTCGGCGGCAGGCGTTGCAGCTTGAGCGCCTATTCCCAGATTACGAAGAGCCTCCAAGTATTGTTCCTGTGTTATCTCTCCAGCCTGATACCGGCGAGAGAGGGCTTGAATCGCCGTAAGATCTGGTGGGCTACCTGTGCCTTCACCGCCACCTTCACCACCGTCTTCCACTGGAACCGCTATTTCATCTGGCACCCAGTCTTTGAACGGGTTGACGACAGCGCCTTTTTCAGGAGAGAAGTACATGATTTCCGGGCCAAATCCGGGCATACCCTGTTGAGCATATACGTCCTGCAACTGCCCCGGTGATATCGAATAAGGGTCTCTTAGTGCTGCCTGTTGCTGGGCAGGGATAGGGTTACCGTAGCCGCCAACTCCAATCTGGTTGCCGAAATTAAAATTTCCGGGGAACTCTCCTCCACCCATCATCCCCACTATCGGGCCACCCATCTTCATCAGCCCGTTGTACCTTCTCCTGAAGTCGCTAGGGTCTAAAGAAACAATGCCGCCTGCGTTTGCATATTGGGCACCGTAATCAGTTCCACCGGGGTCGTATGGGGCTGGTGTCAGGTTAGGGTTAAATTGATTTGCAAGTAGCGCCTCTCCCTGTCTGGCAAGCTCAGCCTCGCTCATTCTTTCGCCAGCCTTGTCAAACTTTCTCATAGCCTCTTCTGCTGCGATTTCAGCGTTATAACCTTCAGCTACAGCGGCTGGGATGAGTGCTTGGGGAGAGGTTAGGGCTGTAATCCCTTCTTTTGAGAACATTTGTCCCACTTTGTCTCCAAAGCTTAAACCTTCGGGGTTTGCCAAGTTAATCCCACCTTCAACCGGGATGGCGTTGAAAAGCCCCCCAGTGGTTGCAGCTTTTGAGGCATCAGCCGCTACTTTCCCTATCAGCTCTTCGGATACTAGCTTATCAAAGCCCGGAACAACTGCTGCTTGTTGCGCGGCAGCCTTAGCCCCTGCTTCGGCCCCCTGCGCTGCAATAGCAGATTTTGCGCCTTCAGTCCCTGAAGCTAATCCTCCCATAGCAGAGCCTATGCCAAATCCTGTAATGCCTGAGACTAATCCCTGTTTAAGGTCGCCGGTAGCTGCCCAAGAAGCCAGCCCTGAACCTATGGCTCCCATAGCTGTGGAGCTAAGACCGCCCAGACCCATCGCAGCAGCAGCACCAGTGCCTGCCAACGCTGACCCTCCCAAGCTCCCCAAAAGAGGAACAAGGAACGGCAGAAACGCCTCTGGCTGTCCTGTTTGCGGGTTAACAGTAAGAGACCCTGTGGGAGACATGGATGCAAGCCCCTGAACCTCTACAGGGTTCATGTGGACTAGCATAGAATCCCCATATCTGCCCTGATTGGCTAAGAGGTCTGCTACACCTTCAAGTTGTCTTTGTTGTTGCTGCTGATACATTAAGTAGTCTCCACTCCGAATAGGTTAAAGCTCACATTGGATGCACTTGCGTAAACTTTGACCACATCGGTTTGATTTAAACACATCCCGATCACTACGGTTCTTGTTGTTGTCGCCGCTAGGGCTTCATCATAAAAAATAAATTGCTTGTCATCTGCCCCAGCGCCAGCGACATGAACGCTGACCCTGAAGGTGATTCCAGATCCTCCCCGGTTACATATCACCAGAGAGCTTACAGTTGTCTGTGTCAAGTCAGGAACAGTGTAGAGCGTAGTTATCGTCGTCGCGCTCGGGTCTAACTGACCCAGAACCTTGATAGCATCGGCCACTAGGAGGCTCCCATCAAGAGAAACTGAAATCGCCGCATCGCTAAAGACCCCGGCTTGTCGCCCTGAGTCTTGGCAAGATCTACATCATTCTCAATTTGATCCAAGGCAAATTCCAAGGTTCTTCTGGTGATAGCTTCGTTCTGGACATTGTATTCCTGCAACGGAACAGGCAACGGGTTTCTGCGTCTTTCCGCCATCTATCTTCTCCCGTCCTGTCTCATCCCAAACCTAAAGCCGCCTAATCTCCAGCCAAACCCAGCACCGCTGCTTTCAACCCGCAGGATAGTGTGCCTCGCTCTGGCTCTGATATCAGATTGGGTTGTGCTGCTCGTAATGGTCGCTGTAGCTAGGCTAGAGGCTTCTTCCAATGGGAAGTTGCTGCCTTTTATGGTCATCGCAATAGAGGCTTCATCAGTGTCTCCACTGAAATTAAAATCAGGCAGAACTCTATTGATTAGCGTGAACCTTTCACCATCACCAATCTCTAGGTCGCCAGACTCTATGTATGCCGTCATCGCAGAGCCGTCAGCGTCATACCCGACTTCGTGGCTATAAAGATAGTTAGTATCTGTGTCGGTCACCACGCTAGATCCTACCGGCCCATTCAAAACGCCTGAATCAAGCCAAGCCCCTCTCGCAAGGGTTCCAACGGCCCACAGGTTTTCCACATAGTTGTAGCTGACATAATTCGTTACATCTGGGGTGCCTGATCCTGCGGGGTAAAACCAGATGATTTCTGAAAAAGCATTATTTTCAGCGGCAAACACCTTAAACGCCTGTGACATATTGATGCCGGAAAGCACATAATCCTGCACAGAACAGGGGAGTTGCTGTACCGCGCCGTTGTAGACGTAGAACCCTGTCTTGTCCATGAAGAAGACATTCCCTCTGGCATTAACCGCCGCGTTGGGGGAAATCATGGAAACATCTGCGCTCAGTGTCGTGAACTGAAAAACAAACGGGGCACCTACAAACCGCATGGAGTGCAGGCTCGTATCCGTCCATATTAGTATTTCCTGTCTGGTCTGAACCGCGCCAACGATAGCTGACCCCGAACTGACTCTGACCCCGCCAGCGGTATTAGTTGCCGTTGGAGTCCAGTCTGCCGCACTTTCCTGATCCGACCACCTCACCAGCAGTGGATCTTGAACGGCAGAACCTAATGTATTCGCGCCAAAGGCAATAACATGCTGATCATTATCTGAGACTAAAACCTGCGCGGCAGTCGTTGGGCAATTTGATGCCCCTCCAAGAGAGGTTATATTCACCCCTCTTACGTCCAGCCCTGAAGACTGATCCCAGTAATAAATGCCGCCATTACGGACATTAAAAACTAAATCTTCCCCAAAGTTGTCTTGGCTGTACAGCCTTAGCTGCCCAGAAACACCAAGAGCTGAGCCGCTTCCCCAAGAATCATCTCCCCACGGGTCTGCGCCCCACCCTGAAGCTGACACATAAGTATTAAGGCCAGTAGTAATCTGGTAAGCCCCTACCACAGAAGATCCGCCGTTGCCGCTGTCACTAGCATTCGCGGTAACAGTGTCTCCGCTAGTATCTTTAGCTGTAACGGTATAAGCGTTCGCAGTAGAAATTGCCGCGATCTGGTATTCCTGATTTAGAACAGCCGCCGTGATAGTGCCGCCCAGACTTACCGCATCTGAAAAAGTAACAAAATCATCTTGAGAAGCGCCATGATTGGTGTCAGTAACGGTCACAGTGGAAGATCCGTTTGTCGCGGAAAATGTTACATCCCCTGCCGAAGTTGTCTCCCGTAAAGGGGTTATGTCGTTAGGCTTAACGCCTTCTACTACATAAAATTTCAGGTTTGTTCCCAGCCCAACAAACTTAACAGCCGCAAGAGAAGCCCAAGCATATACAGACCTGCACACCCCAAGAAAAGAGGTCTCGGTATACTTTGTCCACCCGCCTATTTTTTCCGGCCTGCCTTTTCTAAACCTGATCTTGTCAGAATCAAACCAGCCGGAATCAGCGGTGTATTCAGTACCCTCCTTATCTACACCGGGGGCAAACTGTATCTTTTGCAAGGGCATAGTTAGACTCGACGCAAATCCAGTTGGTCTAGCATCCGCCTTAGATTTGGCTGTGGCCTACGACTAAGATGTCCAGCTCTAGCTTGTAACCTCGCCAAGTCTGCTGGTAAATTCCGTTGCGCTATTGGGGGTGGAATCTTCCGCATGTGTTGTGCTGCTCCAACTTGACCACCCCCCGCCATCGACCCAATTCCTTGTGCAAAATCAGCGGGGTTAAGTGTAGCTGGGTCAATACCAGCGGCTTCTAATGCTGCTAACGCTGCGGGAGGGAAGTTGTAGGAATTTGAGTTGTTAGTGTTGGTGGTGGCTTGCCCATTACCAGCAGCTTGCCCATTGTTTCCTGCGGAGGGTTGGTTTGATGCCCGATGTTCCTTCCACTCTGCTTTAGTTACATAACCGTCACCATCAAGATCAGCACCCTGCTTAACTGCGCTGGCATTATGCCTCTCAGCTTGCTCTACTGACCAACCCCTTTCATCCATTCGACGTTGTATCTCTGGATGTTGCCTAACGCCTCCGCGAGTATCAGCCCATGCTTTAAAGTCTGCGGGGGAGACTGATCCATCGGCCTGAATAGTGACCCCTTGGTTTCTAAGGTAATTAACATCAGCTTCACTTAGGTTTTTACCTTCATGCCCTACCCCATAACGCGCATCTGCGGGACGCTCTGTTGAGAAAGTTTGCTCTGTGGACTGCTCTGAACCACTTGTCCAATTCGGCCCCCAACCATCCGGAGGTGTCCATCCCGGCTCTGCTAACCATGTTTGACCTGTCTCACTATTAGTCCAAGTTACCTTATCAGTAGGAGGAGCGCCATTTCCAGTAGGAGGAGCGCCATTTCCAGTAGGAGGAGCGCCATTTCCAGTCTCTGGAGGTGGAGCGCCATTCTCCGGGGATGGGACATTTCCACCTCCACCTCTACCGCCTTTGCCACCACCTCCTCTGCCGGGGGGATAACCACCGCCATCATCATAAGCAGGAGGATAACCACCGCCTCCCCAGCGGTCGTAGTA